GGAGTACCACGGCAAGCCCGAGCAGATCAAGCGACGGGCACAGCGCAATGCGGCCAGGAGAAAGCTGGGGCTCAAGCGGGGGGATCGCCTCGAAGTGGATCATAAGGTAGCGTTATCACATGGTGGATCCAATAACCAAAGAAATTTGCGTGCTGTGAGTCGATCCACTAACAGACACAAGGGGGCAAAAAGAGAATGAAGGGCACAATCGATTATAACCTAGTGGAGGCGTTTGCCCGGACACACCCCCTCACCGCACCATGGAATATCGCCAAGCATTTCGGACTCGTATATAAAAAAGCAACACAGGACAGCAAATTCTGCACGGCGGTCGAATCGGGGATTCGTCGAGGGTTGGAGTTTGAATATCGTCGATCGAAACACCACGAGCATATAATCACCCGCGACGGCGCTAAATGGAGATGCACTGAATGCTGTAAACTGTTCGAATCCGTATAAATTTCTATCTCACAAGATCCCATCAAATACCCATCAAATAGGAAGCCTCTCATGCCAAAATCTACTCAGCCTCCCGCAGCCCCCAACGGCGGCATCTACCCGAAATTTATCCAGAGCCCCAAGGCTCTCAACCGCCAGGAGTACGGCAGGTCAGGACTTACCTACTTCATGCCGGGCTGGATCCGGCGAGACTTCCTGCCAGAGCTGCAAGGCCGGAACCTGTGGCTCGTCTATGAGCAGATGGGTTCAAATGATGCGTACGTTGGATCGGCTCTGAATGCCTATTCTCTCTTCATTCGCCGCACGACCTGGCACGTCGACCCGGTAGTCGATGAGAACAAGGACAATGGGTCCGCCGCGTTCCTCGAAGAGTGCATGAATGACATGTGGCACTCCTGGCAAACGTTCATAGCGACTGCTGCCAAGCCTACACTTCAGTTCGGGTTCGCGCCGTTCGAAAAGATATTCAAGGAGAGGAACGGTGAGCAGTATGATGAAAGATACTCCTCGGAATACGATGATAATGCCATCGGCTGGGCCAACTTTTCTTTCAGGAGCCCGGACACGGTGTTTCATTGGGATTACGATCCCGAAGACGTAACTCGCCTGATTGGTCTTACCCAGCTCGCGGCGCCTGATTATCACACCACGTTCATTCCAATCGAGAAGATCCTGAACCTTCGGGCTGAACCGGGAAGGGACAGCCCGGAAGGTAGATCTATACTCAGGCCGGTCTGGAGGTCCTGGCGGACCAAGTCCCTCATGGAGGACTTGCGAAACATAACAGCGGAAAGAGGCGGCGCAGGCATTCCATGGGCAGAAGTGCCGGGAAATATCTGCAATGCCCCATTCATAGATCCGAGTACCCCCGAAGCAGAATCCGCTCTAGCCTCTTATAATAGCCTGGTCGAGACCCTGACCAACATCACAACAGATGCCCAGAAGTGGATCATCACCCCCCAAGTCTGGGACCAGAATGGGAACCCCACGATCAAGATAGGGTTCCTACAGCCCTCACAGAACGCAGACATCATCGGCCATATCACGGCATCTATCGAGGCAGAAGCCAAAGCGATCCTGATCGCTACCATGACTGAGTTCCAGGCCCTCGGGATGGGTGGAACTGGCAGTCTGGCCTTATCACGAGACAAGACCGACAACTTCACACTAGCGGTCGCGGCCACGGCCACATCCTTCCAGGAGTCAATAAACAGTCAGGCAGTCAAACAACTATTCAGGCTTAACCCACAGTTTGAGTTCGAGCGGGGCAAACCCAAACCCAAGATCGTTTACGATCCGCTGGTGCCACTCAGCACGCAGGACATAGTTGCTATCCTGGGGTTATTCGAAAAAGCGGGCTGGCCTCTCGATAAACAATCTGGGATCCGTGATGCGATCGTCAAGAACCTGGGGCTCCCGGACTATATCGAGCAGGAGACGAACGACGCTCTGCAAGAGCATGGCGACAGCCCCATAGCAAGCCTGCTGGATGGTAAGAGCGCGATAGACGCGATATTGGGTGGGACGCCAGCATGAGCCTGTTCGATACCATCACAGTAAAGCACCAAGGAGTCCCCATCCTTCAGGGTGGGGAGGAATTGGGCGCTCCCGTAAAGTATTTATGCTCGTCAACTACTCACGACTGAAGTCGTGGGCTTGTAGCTAGTGATTAGTTAGCCCGCTACGATTGGCTGGTTGACGGCAGCCTGCTACGGTCAGATCTACTGAAGGTAGCGATGTTCCTGGATGCATTTAAGTCTGCGTCGATCTGGAAGCCACAGCTTTTGCATTTGAAGGTTCTACCATTGCGGTTTTCCTTTTTCTGAAACCCACATTTGGAGCAAGTGCGAGAAGTATATCTTGGATCTATGGCAATTGCTTTCTTCCCGATAGCAGCGGCTTTGTATTCTACGATGCTTCGCAGTTCTGCAAAGCTCCATTTACGAAAAATGGGGTTAAGGGGTAGAGAATACCCACCTCTTCAGAGGTGGGATGAATCGTACCCCTTACAAGATTCCTGATCTAGTAACCGATTGATAATCGCATCATAGCTTTCACCCTTCTTGCCTATCGATTTCAGGCGATCCCTGGTTTCCGTCTTTAGCTGTATACACGTGTGCATAAGTCTTAAATAGTACTAAGTCCTATATAAGCTTAGTTCCCTGGTAGATTAGCACCAGGAAACAGTCTTTCGCCTGAGAAATCAGGTAGGGCACTCTGGATCTACCAGAGAAAGACGGTGAACGAAAGACAAATCGCCTTGTGTGGCACGATTCCTGCAAAGGAATGGTCTGAGTCAAGTGGAAAGACTTGACAACAACGGCGTTAAGATCTCCATGCAAGGCAGGCCGCCAGGGTAGAGAGAAATCTATGATCCCTCAGGACTTCGCTAGTCCAGTGTCAACCGGCCAAACGCGACACGACTTTTTGCGTAGTCGCAAGCTCGCCAATTCATTGGCGGGTAGTTGACTAGATTTATAGTTTTTGGTAATTAAACAAGGGCACGATTCATCCCACGACTGAAGTCGCGGGTATTCTCTACCCCTTGACCCCGTTCTTCATAAGTCTATCTCCTGATGTGTGTTTTGCATGATCCGGTAGGGCGGAGCCTGAAACGGCAGGGCACCCTCGATAGAAGGGATAAAACGGCTTCCTAACCAATCTGCCCGTAGACAGGGGGACAAAACAGCCTATTGGAGGCATGAGATTCAGTAATGAGTCTAGGTGAGAGTTTGACACATGATCCTCCTTCCGATAGGTGGGGTGCCAGCGAGCTAATCTTCGCCACAATGCAGTCAGCATGAAGAGTCAGCCACCCTTACGCCTCGCGACTTTTTGCGTAGAGGCAAGCCATGCCCTTCAGGGCGTGGTAGTTGACTTCAGATATTGCCCGGCACATAATGCCAGTAGGGATATGAACTCCGAACTTCTCTCTCTGATCCGAGCAACCGGCTACTTGTCGGATGGGGACCTCACCGATCAAGCCAGATACGACCTGCTCACCCCCACATTCTGGCGCAGAGCTCGAGCTCTGGGCTATGACCTGCCGGATCTGAGGCGCAAGCTCTGGCGTGCTGCCGGCCGGCCCGAGACCTTCCTTCTGTCCCAGCTCCCTCTGTCAGAGATCGAGAAGGCGGTCCGAAGCAAGTCTAAGGAAGAGGACCCCAGGAAGAGGATCAAAGAGACCGCTGCTATCATCGCTCTGCTCTACAAGCGAGGCGAGAAGGCGATCAAGGCGGCCATCGACAGCAACCTCGACAACCCGGACAGGCTGAGGGCCCTCACAGACCGGATCCGGCGAGAGCTGCTGGTGAATGCGGCCTCCTGGCTGGGCACATCTATACCTGGTCTTTATCTGGCGGGATCTCGGGCAGGGGCACTCCAGGGGCCACATGCTAAGGCGGCTCAGGCGATGGCCACACAAGAGTTCAACCGTTTCAAAGAGACGGATGCCCAGCTGGGCAGACACATAGAAGAGGTCATAGCCGAATCGGAGAAGCGAAGAGTTCAGGCTGCGCTGGCTAGCAAGAAGGTGGACTATACAGGCCTGAAAGGCAGGATCATAGGCCACAAGACGATTGATGGTAAAGAGCTGGGGATCGCAGATTACATTCAGATGGTGGCGATCACAGCAGCCAGGAATTCCTTCAACGAAGGTTCCATCAACCGGGCAGTCGAGCAGAAAGAGGATCTGGTCTTGATTTCTCGTGAGATCAGGCCGAACACCTGCGACGTATGCCGCGAGTGGGCCGGGAAGATTGTATCTATCTCGGGAAAGTCGAAAGAGTATCCTGCTCTTGATACTGCCATTTCACAGGGCCTCCTGCATCCGAATTGCATCCACCACATTTTGCCAATTAATTACCCTGGATCGACCTAAAATGTTTCCTGAAGAAGATTTCGAAGCCCACGAGGCCCACCGGGCTATGGTAGCTCGCTGTCGGGCATTGCTGGACGATTGGCAGGCCCTGCGAGAGCTTGGTTCTGAAGCCGAAAAATATTGCTGAGGTTATATTATGATCATGCGCATACCCATCCTCAAGTCTATCCTCCGGAATCTTGATTGGTTCGAAGAGGCACAGAAGCACCACAAAGCCCCCGAAGGAACCATCTTTGTCGGCGGTATCAACCACCGTTTGAAGAAAGAGGATTGGGTTGAGCAGAAGCACCCCCGTGCAGACGATGGCAAGTTCACGTCGGGCTCAGGAGGCGGCTCCAAGAAGCCATCCAAGACGAAGAGGAAGCTGGAAAGGCGTGCGGAAGCAGCCAGCCAGGGACGAGTGTCCGGTGCTATCCAGACACTCTTGAGTGGTGGCAGCGCATTGGACAAGATCGGATGGCTGAACACGAGCAAGCCAAAAGAGCCCGAGAAGAAACCCGAGAGCAAGCCCCAGCAGCCCGAGAAGCCAAAGGCGAAGGAGAAGCCGAAACTTCCATACCAAGAACTCTTGGATCAGCCGTTACCAAATGA